CTCCGACCTCTGCCCCTATCCCAAGATCATAATCACAATAATGGGAATCCCGCACATCGAGACGACTTTTAACAATCGCCCTAAACCGTTCGGCAACATCATTCGGCATCCATTCCGTATTCAGATCACGGAACGCCCCACGAAGACAGTGAAGCTTATCATTTCTGGTGACATCTCGGTCATCAGAACTGTCATCACCTTTTTTGATTCCGGTGAAGAAGGATGTATTAACGAATGGAACGAAAATGTAATCCAACGCCCGTCCACAATCGGTTTTCAGTGAACGTTGTCTGAACAGCATCGAATTAACAGTGCAGAACTTGTCAGAAACAAAGTTCTTCCCGACCGACTTCTCAAACCCAACTTGAGCAATATAACTCTCCCACAGACCCTGAAAGTCTGCATTTGTGCGGAAGAGAATATCGTCTCCGTTAACCTTTACAGGTAATTCGGAGATTTGGAAAGTTCTCTCTGTCCACGCCTCCAAAGCAGCCCGATAGACCGCTAAGTTGACGCAACAAAGAAACGGAAATGAGTAAAGACTACCCATTAACTGCCCGTTCGCTTGCTGAAAGTCCTCCGGTTCAACAATACCTTTAAATGAATTTTCATAAGAGATAGTTTGACCGCAAAGATTCCAACGAAGTAAGTAAGCAGTTTTTGGATCCGTAGCCGCCCCATAAAGAGCCGCTTCCGTACAGTCCATATGAAGATTATCAGTTGCTGCTGAGTAGTCCCCTGAGCACCACGACTGGAAATCGTGTGACCCAAAATGACGACCCAATAGTCGATCGATCTCCTTCAAATGTCCCGTAGTCATAACCTCACCCGTCAATCGGAATTGAGGAAAAGCCTGAAGTCTGCCCCACAGCTGCTTCTGGACTTCCGGGTAAAGGGCGTTATTAAGAAGAGAACCTTTGGTGATGGTCCGAACTTTTAATGGTTCGAGTATAAACTTAACCTCGGACTCGTTCGGTCCACACCATCGGTCTCCCTCCCAACAATCACCCCCCATCCGGGCCTCCATGACAGCATCCGCCAAAAGAAAATCAGTATAAAACCAACGAACCCCTAACCGCGGGCAGTACCTTGCGGTAACCAACCAACGGTCAAGAGTAATTG